TAAATACCATTATCAGTTAGTATTCTATCCGGAGAGGATTGTTCCGGATATTGATGTTAAATAGGTGTTATTCGAAAAGCGAGGTATAGAAATGGATCAGAGCGAAATTGTAAGAAGTTATCGGGAAGCAAAGAACAAAGAAAAACAGATACAGATTCTTGCAGATCTAAATGGCAGCAGTCCGGAGCAAATCAGGAAGATCCTGATCGCGGCCGGAGAGCCGGCAGAAAAAAAGAGACCGGGACCGAAGCCAAAGGAAATCAGACAGATGGTTGTAAAACCCATGCCGGACTGCGTGAAAAAAGCAATCACAGAAAGGATGATCCGGCTGACGGAAGAAATCGACCGGGCGACAGCAGAACTGAAAGAACTTGATACATACATGAAGGAAGGAGAAAAAGCATGATAGAAACATATGGAACCTGCATCTATTGCGGACAGTCACAGGTGATCAGAGTACCGGAGGATGCGGATGAAGGAGAAAAGAACAGAGAAGCCACAAAACTGTGTACATGCGGTGATGCACAGCAGTTTAAAAAGATTGAGCAGTCAATCGATATTGCAGAAAGCATCATAAAGACTGAGTATGCATCAGATCCGGCAGCGCAGGATCTGCTTATGGCAGCAGCCAGACCGGTTGCAGAAAATCTGCTGGACAGGCTGACAGTCAAACATAACACCGTCACATACAAGCTGATGCGGAAAGCAGATGGTACGCTGAAGATTGAAAAAGAGACCAAGCGCGTGGAGGTCAAGGAAGCATGAGTAAGAAAAAGCTGAGTGCTATTGCTGAATTTCAAGCGGCAGCGGTGGAACAGGGAAAGACCTATGCGGAATATCAAATAGAGGAATCGCTACGGCAGCAGGCGCTTGAAATAGAGCAGGAGAGACGGCGAAGAAAGCAGGCAAAAGCTGTTGCCGTTGCAAAACAGAAAAAAGGGTGAAACACCGGGGCAAGACCTAAAAGAAACAAGTTTACCTAACTTTTATATCACAGAACTTATAGCTGGCCGGCTTATGAGCCGGTCGGCGGGAGGTGACAATTGACCAGTAAACAACTAATCCAAAAGAAGAAAGACTATCTATATTCATACCAACCAATAGAACGCCGCATCAGACAGATTGAGGATGATATCAGAAAGCTAAAGCTGGAAGCAGATGGAGCAAGAGCAATTCAGTATTCAGATATGCCTAAGGGATCAATAAATTTACAAAGCCCACAGGAAACTTATGTGACTTTGTTGGAAAATGCGGTTGAAAGAAAGTGGAAGCTAAAAGAGGAATATGTCAGAAAGAAAGAGGAAATAAGACAGGCAATCCATGAGATAGGAAATGCAGATATGGAATGCCTGCTTGAGTATAAATATCTCGATAGACTGAAAATAAAGCAAATATCAAAGCTGATGGGATATGAAAGAACGCAGTTATACAGAATACATGAGAAAGCGTTAGAAAATTTTAAAATTCCGTGTGAAAGGTAAAACAGAAAGATGATGCGGGAGTTTGCAGAAAAAAATTAAAGATGGGACGTTATGGGACATTTAGATGTGGTAATATGATAGTGTCGATGGATGTGAAGAATGTACCTCCTAAAATGTACAGGAAAGGAAGCAGGCAGAAATGCTGAGCTTCCTTTTTTCGTACTGACATACAGGGAAAGAAAATGGCAAAAGAATATGCAAAGACTTTCTATGCATCACGCCGCTGGCAGCAGTGCAGGAAGAGCTATATTGACAATAGAATCGTGATAGATGGCGGATTGTGTGAAGAATGTCATAAAAATTTGGGATACATCGTACATCACAAAACAGCGCTTACAGAAAGCAATGTAACAGATCCAGACATTACTTTAGGCTGGGGCAATCTGGAGTATGTCTGTAAGGAGTGCCATGATCTGTTTGAAGGACATGGCTTGGGGAACGATAAGATCAAGCCACTGTTTACATTTGACAGTGATGGTCAGCCAATATCAATGCGGGCAATTGATAGGGCTGAAGGAAAAGGAAAGGACATATCCCCCCTGTCTTCTGATCGTCGAGGGAGCTGGCGCTGACCGTTACGCCAGGTTGAAAAAATATACAGGTTATCATAAAGGGGGTGTGGTATGCATGACAGAGGATGAAAAAATCTGGGAGGAAGAAATCAAGAGAGAAGCCGAATATGACAGTGTTTCTGCATATTTGGAAAAACAAAAACGGATTAAGAAAGAGTTGTCAAGACTTAAGAGAATTTTCAAAGAAATTGATGAAAATAAGAAAAAATTAGTAGAATCCACGATGGAAGATGTGGCTTTTTTGCGTGTGACGATGCAGGATCTGCGTGAGAACATTATCAGGGATGGTACCACAGTCGAATACAAGAATGGAGAAAACCAGTACGGGAACAAACAGAGCCCAGATGCGCAGTTATATCTACAGATGTCCCAGAAACATACACAGGCAATGAAGGTCCTGCTTGAATGTATGCCAAAAACAAAACTGACGGAAGTGAAGGATGATGGATTTGATGCGTTTGTAGCGGGGCGATGATATATGGTAAGGTATCCGCTTTCATACAATCCGGTGCTGAAGTACTGGGAGAAGATAAAGACAGGACAGATCACAGTGTGTCGCAAGACGCGCCTGTGGTACAAGTATCTTGCACGATGTATTGATCATCCGACAAAAGAAATGCACTACGATGCAAAAAGGGGAAATCATATTCTCGAATTTGCAGAAAGCTTCTGTTGTGTCAGCAGTGGAAAAGGAGCAGGGAAACCTGTTGTATTGGAATTATGGGAAAAAGCGCATCTGGCAGCAGTCTTTGGTTTTGTGGATGATGCGGGAAACCGTGTCTGCCGCGAAAGCATACTGATTGTTGGGAAGAAAAACGGAAAATCGCTGCTTGCATCAGTCGTAGGACTGTATATGTTACTGGCAGATGGAGAGAAAGGACCGCAGGTATACTCTGCGGCAACTAAGAGAGATCAGGCGAAGATCATTTGGACAGAATCGACCAGAATGGTCAAAAAATCACCGGCATTATTAAAAAGGGCAAAATGCCGTGTGGGTGATATATCTTCAGAGGAGTATAACAATGGTACCTTTAAGCCGCTGGCGAGTGATTCCGACTCGTTGGATGGACTTAATATACACTGTGCCCTGCTGGATGAGATCCATCAATGGAAAGCAGGAAAAGCACTTTATGATATTTTAGCGGATGGTGTTTCGGCAAGAACCCAGCCGCTAATTTATGTTACATCAACAGCCGGAACAATCCGGGAAGACATCTATGATCAGAAATACGATGAATCAGAACGGATCATCAATGGTCTGTATGATCCGGCCGGCTATAAAGATATCCATGTATTTCCGTTTATCTATGAACTGGATGAAAGGAAAGAATGGACGGATGAAAGAGCATGGTATAAAGCGAATCCGAACCTTGGTATCACAAAAAAACTGTCGTATCTGAAGAGCAAGGTCGCAAAGGCGTTGTCAGATGCAACACAGGTAAAAAACCTTGTCTGCAAGGAATTTAATATCAGAGAGACCAGCTCGGAAGCGTGGCTGACCTTTGAACAGTTGGACAATCAGGCCAAATTTGATATTAAGGCTTTAAAGCCGCGATATGGAATTGCAGGATGCGATTTATCCAGTACAACAGACCTGACATGTGCAACAATTATTTTCAGGGTACCGGGTGATGATCATATTTATGTGCTGCAGATGTACTGGCTTCCGGAGGATCTGCTTGAAAAGAGAGTAAGGGAAGATAAGATACCTTACGATCTGTGGGAATCACAGGGACTGCTCAGGACATGTCCGGGGAACAAAGTGCATTACAAATATATTGTACAGTGGTTTTCAGAAGTGCAGAACGAGATGGATATTTATCTCTATAAAGGTGGTTATGACAGCTGGTCAGCAAGTTACTTTGTGGAAGACATGGAGAACACATTCGGTAAGAATGTAATGGAACCGGTGATTCAGGGAAAGAAAACCCTGTCCGCACCGATGAAGTCTCTTGGAGCTGATCTGGAAAAGAAGCTGATTGTATATAATAACAATCCAATCCTGAAGTGGTGCCTGGGAAATACGTCGGTTGATGTAGATAAGAATGATAACATCCAGCCATGCAAAGGAAATGTCGGAACGAGAAGAATTGACGGGTTGGCAAGTCTGCTGGATGCTTATGTGGCATATGAGAATAATCTGGAAGATTATTTGAGTGTAATTTAGAAAGTTGCACCGGTGCAACAGAAAGGAAGACCATGGGACTATTTGGAAAAAAACAGAATAATGCTGCACCAGATGTCATCTACAAAATGGTTGTAGAAGCGGGCAATGGTTTTTATTCCTGGAATGGGAATATGTATCAGTCAGATATCATCCGGGCATGCATCCGGCCAAAAACTAAGGCACTGGGGAAACTGGTAGCAAAGCATATCAGGGAATCAGAGACAGAAGAGGGAAAGAAGCTGGATATCAACCCGGTAGTATATATCAGGATGCTGCTGGAAGAACCAAATGAATTCATGAGCTTTCAGGTCATGATCGAAAAAGTGGCAAACCAGCTTGCACTCAACAACAATGCTTTTATTTTAATCCTGCGGAATGCATTCGACAGCCCGATCGGATTATATCCGATTACCTGTCAGGGTGTGGAGGCGATTTACAAGGCAAATGAGCTGTTCTTAAAGTTTTATCTGATGAATGGAAAAATGATGACAGTACCATATACGGATATCATCCATCTGCGGGATGATTATACAAACAATGATCTGTTTGGTGAGAGTCCGGTTGATGCGCTGAAGGGAGTCATGAATGTAATCAGCACTGCAGATCAGGGGATAGTGAATGCGATCAAGAATGGCGCACTGATCCGCTGGCTTTTGAAATTTTCAAATTCCATGCGGCCGGAAGATCTGGAAACGAATGCAGAAAAATTTGCAGAAAGCTTTTTGGCGATGTCAAGCAAGACAAAGGGTGTGGCTGCAGTGGACTCTAAAGCGGAAGCACAGCAGATCTCACCGAATGATTATGTGCCAAATGCGGCTCAGACAACCGGACAGATCAAACGTGTGTATGAGTTTTTCAATACAAATGAAAAAATAGTAAATTCCACGTATTCGGAAGATGAGTGGATCGCCTACTACGAGTCTGTGGTAGAACCGGTGGCACAACAGCTTTCCAATGAGTTCACAAGAAAGCTGTTTACCAGAAAAGAAAGAGCACACGGAAACAAGATCATATTTGAAAGCAGTAATCTGACATATGCAAGCATGGCCACAAAGCTCAATCTGGTACAGTTTGTGGATCGTGGCATTATGACAAGAAATGAAGTGAGAACATATCTGTCAATGGCTCCAATGCCGGGCGGAGATGAGGCACTGCTTCGTAAAGATACCGGTGTGATCAGTGCAGGAGGTGATGAAGACGAATGAAAAATGTAAATGTGAAAGGTACGATCGTATCGACAGATGATAAGTGGATTTATGATCTGGTTGGAATTGAAGCGACTGCTCCGGGAGATATCGAAAAGGAGATCAGGGAAGCAGATGGAGAGGATATCACGTTCGTTGTAAATTCCGGTGGTGGTGATGTGTTTGCGGGAAATGAGATCAATTATCTGATTTCACAGTACAGAGGAGCTACGACTGCGGATATTGTGGGAATTGCAGCAAGTATTGCAACAGTAATCTGCTGTGGAGCTGATACCGTACGGATGGCAGCAGGCGCACAGTATATGATCCATAATGTGTCCGGAAGTGCCAGTGGAGACTATAAAGCAATGGATCATGCAAAAGACGTTCTGCTGAATGCAAATAGAACGATATCCAATACCTACAGGCTGAAAACAGGCATGTCAGAAAAACAGCTGCTGGATCTTATGAATAAAGAGTCATGGATGGATGCAGCACAGGCTAAGGAATATGGCTTTGTGGATGAAATTATCGGTGATGAAAGCGGGATTTTGTCCGGAAAGAAGCCAACGATCTATAACGTGGGATATGCCAATATTATAAGTGATGAGGTAAAAGAAAAGATCAGAGATCAGTATAAAAAGGCTACGAATCCGATTGCGGAAAGCACGGATATTTTAATAGCAAAGAACAAAATAACAATCCAAAGAATGAGAGGAGATCGATTATGAAATTTATGAACGTAATCAAAAAGTTTGGCAGCAAAGAAGAGATGCTTTCATACCGCAATCAGATGCTGGATGAAGCAGAAGAACTTCTCGGAGCCGAGAAAATGGAAGAGTATAATGCAAAAATGGAAGATGTGAAGACCTTTGATGCAGAATACGATCAGTACAAAGAAAGTATGGCGAATATCGAAGCACTTAGAGGTGCTGCAAAGGTAATGACACCGGATGCAAAAGAAGGTGTACTGACGGCAGCAGGTGTGATCGGTAATCAGGAAGACATGGAGTACCGGAAGGCTTTCATGAACTTTGTCCTGAAAGGAACACAGATCCCGGCAGACTTCCGGAATGGAGATGCCTATACAACAACATCCGATGTGGGAGCAGCTATTCCAAATACGATCATCAATAAGATCATTGAGAAGCTGGAAAATATTGGCGGTGTGTATGCGAAGCTGACAAAGACGTTCTACAAAGGCGGTGTATCTGTTCCAACATCAGCTGCAAAGCCGGTAGCTACATGGACGACAGAAAGAGGCGGATCGGATAAGCAGAAAAAGGCACTTGGTTCTATCACATTTACCTATCACAAACTCAGATGTGTGGTAGCAGTATCGATTGCGGTTGATACGGTGACACTTGAGGTCTTTGAATCAACACTTGCGAAGAATATCGCAGACGCAATGGTAAAAGCAATCGAGGATGCTGCCTTCAATGGCGCAGGAGCTGCTTCTAACCAGCCGGAAGGTATTCTGACAAAGGAAGTACCAGAGGGACAGACAATCGACATTACAGAGGGCAGCGATCCATCTTACCAGGATCTGTGCAAAGCGGAAGGAGCACTCCCGGATGCTTATGAGGTAGGAACAGAGTGGTATATGAAAAAGGCTACCTTCTACAACAAATTTGTAGCAATGACTGATGAAAACGGTCAGCCTATTGCAAGAGTCAACATCGGCGTAAGCGGAAGACCTGAACCATCACTGCTTGGCAGAAAGGTAAACTTTGTGGATTATGTACCGGCATTTGCAAAGACCGTTGAGAAGGATACACCATTTGCATGTATGTTCAACTTTGCAGACTATATTCTGAACACGAATCTGCAGGTTACGATCAAAGAATATGAAGACCATGATACAGACGACCAGATCAAGAAAGCAATCATGCTGGTAGACGGAAAACCGGTAGATCTCGGATCGCTTGTAGTGATGCAGGTAAAAAACGCATAAACGCTGATAGAGCTAAGACTTATACAAGGGAAGAATTAGAAGCTAAGACTGTGGCAGAGATCACCGCTCTGGCCGCAGAGCTTGGCTATTCTATCAGCGGTTCAAACAAAGCGGAAAAGATCACAAGCTTTTTAGATGCTCAGACAGCGGCAAACGCATGAGGTAAGTAAATGGTAACAGTTGAGGAAATCAGAAAGTCCTTGAGAATATCCCATAAAAATCTGGATGATGAGATCGAAAGAACAAAGGATGCCTGCCTGCTCGATATGGAGCGGGTGGGCATTTGCTTTCAAAATAAGCTGACAGACAGCGCAGTAATTTTATACTGCAAAGCAGATTTCGATTTTCAGGGAAAAGGGCAGCAGTATATGCAGAATTATGAAAAACTCCGTGATGCAATGAGCCTTTGCGAAACATACAGGGAAGGAACACAGGAAGATGTATGATGATGTACTTTTTTTCGTGAATAAAAAGAAAACGGATCAGAAAGATGAATACGGTGATCCTGTATATGTGCTGGAAAAGACAGAGGTATATGGCGAAAAGAAATCAGTAAAACGCTCTGAATTTTATCAGGCGCAGACATCCGGATATAAGCCGGAAATTGTGTTTGAGATCGCTGATCGGGAAGACTACAGCGATCAGCCAGAGGTAGAGTACAATAACAAACTGTACAAGGTATTGAGAACTTACGAGACAAAAGCTTCTACGCTTGAGATCATATGCTATGGAGGTGTGAGAGATGCCGGTACCGAAGAGTGTAATGAAACTCAGTAAAAACGGCGTGACATTCAAGTCGGATGTGGATAAAGCAAATTATTTCCTTTATGAGTTGTCGCGGGCTGCCCTTCGGGACGTTGCAAAGCTTGTTAAAAAAAGGTTCCGTGAAAAGTATTACAGCATATTCAACAGAGTGACCAGACAGGCACCAAAGGCAATGACATACAATGTATATGCCAAGGATTACATCAAGTTTCCACGAGTGGACTGTGGATTTGAACATTCAAGCCGTAAAAAAACGGTACCGGGATTTTATGCGAGATTTCAGGAAAAAGGCACGATCAACGGTAAACATTCCAAGAAAAATCCGGGAGGAACGCATATAAAGGCGCGGGGAATGTTTCAGGATATAGTGGATGCAAGCATTGCAGATATTGTATCAATCGAAAGCCAGTATCTGAGTGGACTGGAGGATGAAGCAAGAGCGCTTTCCATGATCGAGACAGAAGGAGAGATGGAAGATGAGAATGAATGAAGCGCTGCAGGATGTAATGACCTGTGAGGAGTTACCGGTATATGAGAATGAAGCGAAAAAAGAAGATGCCTATCCTTATGCCGTATTTACCACAAAGCGCCTTATAGCAGATACAGTCAGCCAGTATCGCGTGACCGTCAATGTATGGGATATGAGAGATACATGGAACAGGGCTGAAATGCTTGCAATGGAACTAGAAAAGCGGATAGACCGTATGCGGTTTGAATTTGAAGGCGGCGCCGGTATGATCTATAAAGATACCTGCGAGCCTATTGTTGTAGAGGACAAGAAACTGAAGAAAATAGAACTGACATTTGAGGTCAGAGTTGTGGAAGAGTAGGAGGAAATCCATGAATAAGAAAAAAAGCTTTAATGGTCTGACGAAAAAGACCAAAGAGAATCTGATGCTTGATGCAGGTGCCTTTTTCAAGAACTTTACCGTGGGAGAAGACACTTATGAGACGGCGAAGGCAGGCGGAAAATGTATCGGTGCCACAAAGGGCGGCGGGGAATTCAGTGCAAAGCCAAATATCCGTAATATCGAAATTGATGGCGTAAAGGGCAAAGCAAAAGGAATGGAAGTGATCGATTCCTGGGATGTGACACTGAAAGCCAATCTCATTGAGGTAACAAAGGATACCGTATCAACATCACTGTGTGCTGCTGAGGTAGATGAAAGTTCAAATGAGGATTACTACATCATCCAGGGCAAGGATTATATTGCAGATGATGACTATATCGAAAATATTACATATGTCGGTACGATCAGCGGATCGGACAAACCGGTTATCATTCAGGTACTGAATTCGATCAATACAGAGGGTCTTTCCCTCAGTATGCAGGATAAGTCAGAGACTGTGATCGCGGCGACATTCACAGGACATTATGATGACGATGATGATAATCCGCCGTTTAAGATCTACTATCCGAAAGTAAAGAGCAGTCAGACATTATAAGAAACAGGAGGTACAGGATGAGAAAGTTATGTTTAAAAGACATCGTTAAGACAGCAAAGATTATCAAAAAGGCGAATCTCCGGGAGGAGATCCGCCGCATGTCAAAGGAATATACAGAATCTGTAAAAGAAGAAATTAAAGAATATATTCCGGTGAAAACAGGAAGTGATGAAGAAAGCATGAATCAGTACAATGCACAGCTTGAGCTTTATGCAAAACAGCTGGCAATGGCAAGATCTGAAGCCGGTTATACGCTTGGGATCGATATTGTCATGTTATTGATCGATGTGGCGGCAAATGACGTGGTGGAAGATCAGGTGTATGATCTGTTTGCCGGTATTTTTGAAAAGACAAAAGAGGAAATAAGCGGGCAGTCATTGGATGCGCTGCTTGATGATATAGAAAAGCTTGTAAATGAGAATGATATTGCAAATTTTTGGAAGAGAGTGAATCAGCTGCAGGAGATCCAGAAGGAATAGTTGATTTACTCTTTTCTCGTTATCAGGGCGCAGCTGGACTTGTGCTGGACATGCCTTATAAGGATGCGATCACACTCGTCGAAAGAGCATCAAGGGAACGATATGAGGAACGGTTGTGGCAGAGATGGGTAGCAGGACCACAGCATTTTATGTCATTTGAAGACTTCAGGAAAGAGCTTGAGGAACCGGAAGAGGAAGATGACGGAAAAAGTGTAGAAGAAATCATGCAGAAGGTAGAGTCAATTCTGGACGGAACATACGAGGTAGAGGATCATGAAGATATTTGATCTGTTTGGAAGCATACATGTTGATACAGAGCAGGCAGAAAAATCTCTTGCAAAAACGGAATCCGGGTTTGAAAAGGTAGGAAATAAGGTTGCTAAAGTTGGCGGAAATGTATCAAAAGTAGGGCAGAAATTGTCTGCTGCAGTTACAGCACCTATTATGGGAATCGGAACGGCAGCAGTCGCAGGGGCACTTAATTTTGAAGATGCAATGGCTAAGGTGTCAACGATTGCAGATACAACAGAAGTACCGCTGGAAGATCTGAAAAAATCAATACTGGATCTGTCAAATGAGACAGGAATTGCTTCTTCGGAAATCGCTGACAATGTATATAATGCGATCTCGGCCGGACAGTCTACTGGGGATGCAGTGAATTTCGTTCAGAATGCAACAAGACTTGCCACGGCTGGATTTGCTGAATCTGCTGATACATTGGATGTATTATCAACCATTTTAAATGCATATGGGTTGGAAGCAACAGAGGTTGGTAATGTTTCAGATATGCTTATTCAGACACAGAATAAAGGTAAAACGACTGTATCAGAGCTTGCTTCTTCAATGGGTAAAGTAATTCCAACAGCAAACGCATACGGAGTATCACTGGATCAGTTATGTACAAGTTATGCAATTATGACAGCAAACGGTATTGCAACAGCAGAGACGACCACATACCTGAATAGCATGATCAATGAGCTTGGGAAATCCGGAACAAGTGCATCGAAGGTTATAGAAGAAAAAACAGGAAAGAGCTTTGGCGAATTGATCAGTGAAGGGAAGTCTCTTGGTGATGTGCTGGGAATCATGCAGGAATATGCAGACGAGACAGGAGCATCTATGGGTGATCTCTGGGGAAGTGCTGAAGCGGGAAAGGCAGCCCTTGTATTATTAAAAGATGGTGCAGATGGATTTAACAGTTCTTTAAAAGATATGAATAATGCAGCAAAGGATGGAGCTACGACACAGGAATCCTTTGAAAAAATGGAAACAACGTCTTTTGAACTGAAAAAAGCTCTGAATGAGTTGAAAAATACAGCGATAGATCTTGGCGGTTCTATTCTGGAAAATCTAATGCCGTATATTGAAAAAGGAGCTGAAAAAGTAAAGGAGTTTTCTGAATGGTTCGCAGGTCTTGATGATAAGCAAAAGGATATGATCGTAAAAATTGGCTTGATAGTGGCTGCTGTAGGACCGGTACTGAGTATTGTTGGTAAGACAATAACAGTAGGTGGGAAGCTGATCAGCGGAGCTGGGAAGGTCACGAAGGCAATAGGAGGGATATCAAAGGCAGCAGGGCTGTTAAAGACAATACCTGCACTGTTTAATCCTATAACACTGGCAATCGGTCTCGTTGTGGCAGCAGGCGTTGTTTTATATAAGAATTGGGATTCTATCAAAGAAGCAGCGGGATTATTGAAAGAACGTACAGGAGAGCATTGGGACAATATAAAAGAAAAAACGTCAGAAACATTTGATAAGGTCAAAGAAAAAATGTCTGACTTTGCGGACGAAACACAGATCAATGAACGCTTTGGCGCGATCAAGCAGGCATATGAGGATAACGGCGGCGGTATTCTTGGAGTAGTCGCTGCGTACCAGGAAACGCAGAGACAGGCTTGGATTGCCGGGTATGATGCGCTGAATGCCTTGACGGGAGGAAAGCTTGATGAGATTAAGCTCAAGATAGAAGAAAAGATAGGAGCTGCAAGAGATTTTGTCAAAGGTGCGATAGACAATATCAAGGGATTTTTTAATTTCGAGTGGAATCTTCCACATATTAAGCTTCCGCATTTTTCCATGCTTGGATCATTTTCCCTGAATCCACCGTCTGTCCCTAAGCTGGATGTTGACTGGTACGCAAAGGCTATGAATGCACCTATGATCATGAATAAGCCGACAGCATTTGGCGTCAATAAAGACGGACAGGTGATGGCAGGCGGAGAAACTGGCTCGGAAGTGGTGAGTGGTACGGATACCCTGATGGGAATGATTAAGGAGGCAACCGCCGGAAACGGATCACAGGAGATCTATAAGGCAGTGGTAGAAGCAATGATCTATGTTTTTCAAAATTATGGGCTGCAATTGATACTTGAAATGGATGCGGACAGTGATGCATTGTTCAGAAAAATCACTGTAAAGAATAATGAATTTAAAAAGATGCATGGCGGCAAGTCGGCATTAGCATAAGAGGATCAGGATGTATAACGGATATCGGGTAAAGATCAATGGACATATTGTATCAAATAACATGATTGCAAAGGGGAGTTATTCCCAGAAGAAAGCGGACCGGGTTATAGACGAATGGAACGATGCTGCTGATGTGCAGCACACTGTTGCCATGAAAAACAAACGTGTGACCATTACACTTCAGCTGCGTGAGCATGATCTGACAGAACACGCCGCATTTGCTGCTTTGACGGAAAAATCATTAAATGTACCGGTTGAGTATTTCGATGATCAGACACAGGCATATCTGACCGGGACATTCAGAATGAATGAAATAACATTTGAACATCGAGAGGCGACTGATAAAACCATACGCTACAGCGAAACAGAAATAGAGCTTACGGAATGTTAAGGTGATCTTATGTTAAAAGTATGGAACAAAGTAAAAAGTGCATATTTTGATGAGAGTGAGAACAAACATCTGATAGTTACATTCCCGGAGATCAATCTGACACTTACTCGCAGTCAGATTAGAAAAGAAACCATGGAAATCAAGGAAGCTATTCTGGATCAGGAAAGCATTGAATTTGTCGGCTGTATTGCATCACAATTCAAGCTTCAGATCAGCAGCATCAAGAAAAAGCTGAAGGGCAAGAAAATAGAAGTATCTATATACACTGATTCAACATCCGATAAGCCTGTAAAGCTGTTTAGTGGCATTGTAGATTCTGATGAACGGACAGGGAACAAGAGATCGAAAGAGATAAAAGCCTATGACATGATGTACAGTCTTGCAGATGAGGATGTTACATCATGGTTCCGGACACAGGTGGCTTATCTGAAAATGGGGAAAAAACTGACTGTTAAGAAGTTCCGGAATGACCTGTTTGTGTACCTGGGGATTGCGCAGAAAAAGCGGACACTGGCAAATGACAGTTTTTCCATCAAGCAGCTTGTAAATATGGTAGATAACAATGAGGAAGATGCTGATGAAGAAGAGCAGGAAAAGATCTATGCTCTTGATCTGATCAAAGCAATCTGCCAGATCAATGGTGTGTTTGGCATCATAAACAGAAATGGAGAAATGGACTACAGACGTTTAGGTGTGGAGGATGAAGATGATGGTGCATATCCCGGCGTGGATCCGGATGATAAGACAAATGGACTGTATCTGCCGTTTGTACCGGGAATCGGCGTTGCGGATATCATTACAGATTCGACTTTCTATCCATCCTATAAAAGCGTTACTTATGAAGATTATGACGTGCATGGGATCACTAAGGTATATGTCAGACAGTCGGAAGATACAAAAGCCGGATATGCCGGATCTGAAAAAAAATACAAATACATAGTGCAGGGAAACCGCTTTACGCTTGGCACCACTACAGAAGAGAAAAGAGAGATCGCCACAGCCATCTTGAATAAGGTACAAGGTGTGACCTATACACCGTTTACAGCAGAGTGTACAGGACTGCCATTCTTAGAGGTTGGGGATCCGGTTCAGTTTTACGTGTATGATTTTGAAGAATCAGACAGGCAGAAAAAGGATGTATTTGTCCTGAAAAGCTTTTATGTGCTTTCGAGGACACTGAAAGGGATCCAGTCTCTGACAGACACCCTGACAGCGCAGGGAGAAGAAAAGCAGAGACGGTTTGTATCGGATCTAGGCGTCCGGGAAGATGTGTCAACGGCTTCGTTGAAGGAACAGGCGGACAAACAGGATGAAAGGATCAAGAGCTTGGAAGATGCAGCAGACACAGGATTGAAGGTGGAATCAGTAACAGCATTGCCTGCAAGCCCGGATCCGAACACGATCTATCTGATACAGGGAACGGTGGGATAAAGATGGCGAGAAAGCAATCAAGCACGATTTATTATCGTGGGAATAAGCACAAGGAAATATATTTTGATGGTCACTACCATGACAAGATGTACCTTGGAGGGCAGCTTATTTGGGAGAAGCTGAAAGATTTATCAAAATACATATGGGAAGTAGTTCATATCAGATATTCTGATACAAGTTTGCCTGCTAACAAATGGACCGCTATTTCCAATGATGTATATGTAGCATCACTTTTTATGAGAACGGAAAGAAATAGTGGATCAAGAAGTACTGAATATTACATAGGAAAATGGATCCCGGGTAATCGGCAGCTTAAACTAATAAAAAAAATATCGAGTATATATGACAGATTCGATTCTATGTATGCAACAGAATATGGATTGATTGTAGACCAATACCAATATAATACCGGGGAAACTATCCTTTCAATAATAAGATATGAAATAGATAATGATTCAGAAATTAAAAAAATAGAGAATGGAGATATAGAAAAAGGAACAACGATATACAGAAGCCTTAACAATGAAATCTGCATTCTGTGTTCTGATGGCATTATTCAGTTATTAGATGGGGGGTTGAATGTGGTAGGAGATCCTGTTGTTGTAAAAAAAGATTTTGATGGCAACTTATTAGAAAGTAGGACTTTCAAAACGGGTTTCAAAGCGATTAGTTACAATGTAATGTTGCTGAATGGAAAATATGTAACGATCGGCTGTACAACTCAAACAGTAAAAAATGGGAACGGGTATGAAATAACAGAGTATAAGCTGTCAATCAATGGAGAGTACACAGTTGATGACTGGATGAATTATTACTACGCTGATATGAAAACATCCTGTATCGTAAATGACACAATCTATTGGGTTATGTATTACAACTATAGTACTGATGTGGGAAAATTACAGAACGAATTTTCAAATTATTTTATATACTCATGTGACGGCAACAACATATATAAGCTAAAAGATTTAGGGAAAAATCATTTTGATAGGATCAGTTATATCGCAGGCGTCTTTTTTTGCTTCGCACCATATTCAAATTCTAAAGAGTTGGAATGCTTCTTGATTGGGAAAACCATAGAATCAATGGTTAAGATTGAATACAAAAACTCTGACAGTAGTGTATGCAATATATTTGATTGCCCAGTAGTGGATGAGAAATTTATATATGTGCCGTTTTATGAAAGGCTATTATACAGTGACGTATATGCAATGCCAATTCCGGGAGAAAAAGCATTAAAGCTTGACAGAAATACTTTTGAAATAATAGAAGCGGTAGAAATAGGAATTGTAAACAATCTTGAAAATTGATGAAGGAGTATAACATGGCAAATTACACGAAAAAATTTCAAAAACCATATGCAGATGGCTATAAAGACAGACCAAATACAAGCACGCCTGTCACGGCAACCATCAAAAATATGGAAACAGAAGCACTGTTATCTATAGAAGAATATCTTGCAAATAATGATATACCTTCCGTTTCAGTGGCGAGAGAACTTATGAGCGGAACTCATATTGCAGATATCACTGTGAATGGTACAAAATACAGCATTTATGCACCTTCACAGGGGACAAGCGGAAGCAATGTCAGCTACAGCGCAGAGCAGACAGAAGGAACGCTGCTCGGAACACTGACCATTGATAATACACCATATAAAATATATGCACCTGCAGGCAGTGGGGGAAGTGTAACGGTAGATTCGGAATTGTCCGCAGACAGTGAAAATCCAGTTCAGAACAAGGTGGTAAAAGCTGCCATAGATGATAAGATGGCTACAAGTCTTGAAACACTTATCAAATATGAACGTGGAAAGACCGGAACATTGACTTTTACAACAACTGAGGAAATGACAGAAGTTATAGCGTCCTATGCAAGCATTATGAACAACAATTTCGCACTTGTATTTAACTTGATTAAGGATTGCGCACAGACACAAAATTATTTGAGCATTTCAAGTATCGATTGTGATTTGCTTACTGATTATAAGGCTATCTATTTTGTGAATGGATCAGCAGAGACAAATAATCTGCCTGATGGATTCGGTGGCGGTATTCTGTTGAACAGTACAGCAGGCTCTACAGGTGCTGCAAATTATCAGTATGCAATAGATTTTACAAATGGAAAGCAATACTTCAGAAAATATTATCATGGTACATGGACTGGTTGGGAAGAAACAAATAGCGGCATCACGATTGATAGTGCTCTGTCAGATAAATCTGTCAATCCGGTACAAAACAAAATAATCACAGCAAAACTTAATGAGGTTTTTCAATCTGTCAGTGAAGGTAAAAGTAAAATTGCCGCCGCTATCACTGACAAAGGAATTACAACGGCGGCAGATGCAGCTTTTCAAACTATGGCAGATAATATAGGAAAAATATCAGTAAGTAGTGGAGAAGTTAGTGGAAATAATTTTAGAACAGGTATCTCAATGAATGTTACTTTAAATTTCCAAGAAGTAACATGGAATGTAATCACAGATCCAAATCCATCTGTGTCTGCTTCATTTGGAGAGTCAATAGTGACTAACTGGAATGGCGGTAGCTATATTGGCATCAATATTTATACGGCTTATCCTATCGATTTAACCAATATTAAATCGATAAAGATAAAATACACAGAATCAGCTCATTACGGTGACACTTTTCCATTCTGGCTAGGGATAACATCAACGAAGTATATGAC